AAACTGAAACAGACAAACTAAAACGAATGCAGCATGGTCCTTACATCGTCTGGGATGATGAAGAGGACGAAGATGACAACTATTAAACCACCATTACCTTACTAAGACCATGGTATTATCTAATTACGGTAGAGAATTATTTACCGAACCAATAAAAATAAAAGAACCAATTAAAGTTGTTGCAACACCTAAGCAAGAAACCTTCACTAGAGAAGAGTGTGAAGAGATGATAGAATTTGCTATCAATCAGCATAATAGAAATGCTGGTCAAATTAGTATGGTGTTGGGTTTTGTGTTTATGGCACTATTCGCCGATGGTCTGTTTAGAACACTGGGACTAATTCCTCCGTTCTTAGGTATTGATGTGAGTATTGTGCAGGAGGTTGTAGATAAATTGAAAGACGAGGTTCTGAGGCAGATGTGACTTCAGAACAAGTATTACTTTTAGTGATATTAATTTCAGTTTTATCTTTAATCTTTCAAGGTTATGCTATACTAACTGAAAGTTATGGTTATAAAAATGAAGTACGTTACAAAAAACGTGCTGAAAAACTTCGCAAACAAATGGAAAAAATTATTCATGCGAATGGACGTTTTACAAAAGAGGATTAATAGAGTGAAGATGGCAGAAACAATTGACAAAGCCATAAAAGAATACTATGATAGTAAGGATATGCCTGTACCACAGTGGAGACAAGAAACAAATCCACAGTGGTGGGTAGACTACCTTCGTGAATTAGGATTAGATGCAAATAATAGACCAATTTCTGAGTGAAGACGATTTTGAATGGATTTTCTTAGAAGTAAATGCACATGATAGAGGATGGCATCCTTCTGAAATTTTGTCTGCCTCTTATATTTCTGGATGTCTTAGAGATAAAGGAAGACTAATACTTGATCCTTTACAAAATTTACAATTTTGTTTTAAGTTAAAGGGAGATGAACAGTATATTCAACCTCTACTTAAAAAATTAGGTGCTAAGAAAATAGAAAGAATTAAAGTTAACATGACTTTAAATACTAATAAGCATGTACATCATGGATTTCATGTAGATTTTGCAGATGATTGGATGGGTACTAATCCATGGCCATGTAAAACTGCTATTTTTTATATCAATAGTAATAACGGTTATACAGAATTTGAAGAGACTGGAGAGAAAGTATTAAGTGTAGCAAACCGTGTCTGTATTTTTGACAATGGTCTTCAACACGCAGGAGTAACAACCACTGATACTATTAATCGTATTGTAATGAACCTAAATTACTACACAGAAGAAGATCCATATAACGAGAATAAATAGTATTACTTGAGAACTAAACATGTCTGCTCAGTGGTATAAAGAGCAACCTAGTAATAGGAACTTCTTAAATCCAATTGGTTTCCTCCTTAAACTAGAAAAGTTTGAGGGGGTAGATTTCTTTTGCCAATCAGCAAACGTCCCTGATCTTGCCATGCCAGCAATTGAAGTAGGAAGTCCTTTTAGAGGTTTGCCTATCATACCTGGCGGTGGTATTACTTTTGGAGATTTGACTGTACGTTTTATTGTAGATGAAGATTTAAAAAATTATTACTCTGTGCATAAGTGGATGCGTGATAATGGTAATGCAGATCAAATGGCAAGGACTACACCTGAGAATGATATCTATACAGACGGACAACTACACATAGTTACCTCTCAATACAACCCAGCATTCATTGTAGAATTTAGAGATTTATTCCCTGTATCACTGACAAATTTGCAATTTGATGCTACAATAAGTGATGTGGAGTATATAACTGCAGAGGTTACATTTAAACACCAGCAGTTCTTCATTCGTGATAAAGATATGAAATCTATATGAATTTTGAAACTCTTCATAATAAATTTGAAAAATTAAGAGAAGACTGGGCAGAAGATAGTGCTGTTGATTTTCAATTTAAAAATAAACAATACAGTGCTGATCTAGGGCAACTTGCATTAGACATCCCTTTCCAACACAATAAATACTTAAACCATTACACTGACATATCTCAAATAAAAACTTCTTTAGAGTTTGAAATTCGTAAATTAGTTAAAGATAAACGTGAGTATTATTCTGGTGAAGCGGATGCTAAAACGTATGCT